CTGGGCAGTTTACAGTTTTGGCAAGTGATAACCCAGGCATTGTCGAACGTTCGATTGCAGAGTTCGAATATCACGCAGACATGGCACGGTACATGGGCTATGGTAAAACCTTCCAAGATTTTAAGATCAACGTACACATCTCAGGTAAGCAAGGCCCTGAAGGTATCCGACGGGCGTATCAACGGCTCTCACCCGAGGCTCGAAACTGTATTACAATTGAAAACGAAGAAAACGCATGGGGATTAGATGACTGTATTACTATTAGCGATATCATTCCTATTGTGCTTGATATACACCATCACTGGATACGTTCAGGTGAATACATCAGTAACCAGGATAGCCGTGTTATGCGTGTCGTGGACAGCTGGCGCGGTCTGCGCCCTACTTGTCATTATTCAATATCTCGCGAAGATGTACTCGTGGCTCATGACACTAGTGTAGCCCCTAATTATACATCATTACTAGAATCGGGCTACAAAAAACAAAAGCTCAGAGCACATTCAGACTTTTACTGGAATACAGCAACGAATGAATGGGCCTTGAGCTTTTTGAATACACACGATATCATGTGCGAGAGCAAAGGCAAAAACCTAGCTAGCTTTGCTCTTTATGAGCAGGCTAAACTACTTAAACTGCTTTAGGCTTTTTTGGAGCACGTGGCTTCTTAGCCGCTGGTGCTTTTTTAGCCGCAGGCTTTTTAGCTGGTTTAGCAATAGACTCTACTACTGCTTGTGTAGCTTGAACAGCAACCGGAGTTGGCTCTACTACTGGAGCAGGAGTTTCCACTTTGTATGGAACTTCTGCTTCTACTGCCTTAGGCTTAATACCAAATAGTTTTTTAATGTGATGTAACATAGTTAATCTCCTCGTGAATTATTTATACGATAAATATCATTATGTACAACTTTATTCGTTATGTTAGCTTAAATGAAGGCAAGGCTCCTAAAACCTTGGAGCAAGCAATTTTACCTTATAAAAAGGACGAATTAGAGCCTGCTATTTCCGAAGATACTATAAAATATCATTACGGAAAGTTATATAAGGCCTATGTTGACCGTTTTAACAACGGTGAAGGTGATGCCGACTTTAATGAGGCGGGTGCGTTTTTACACCATATTTTGTTTACACAGTACCAAGCACCGCAAGCGGCGAATCAACCTACAAATATTGCCGAGAACTTTATTAACAAATACTTTGAAAGTTTTGATAAGTTTAAAAAAGAATTTGAAAAAGTAGCGATGGGTGTACAAGGCAGCGGTTGGGTATATCTTGCAAGCAACGGTACCATCAAAACTATCAAGAATCATCAGATAAAGATGGACATTGTACTATTAATCGACTGGTGGGAACACGCTTGGGCATTAGACTACCAAGCAGATAAAAAAGGTTACCTAGCTAACCAATGGAAGATCATCAACTGGAATATTATCAGTTCTAGAGTTGGTCTAACGTCTTAAGACTGCTTGCGGGCATATTCCAAACTTTACGTGCTTCAACGCCCTTGCTCTGGGCAAACTTCTTAGCATCACAATTACCGCACACATGGTAATAATTGTTGTTTAAACGATTAGGATCCATGCTTCCTTTGTCACGAGTAAACACTTCCTGGCAACTGTCGCAACGAAATACTACTACAGTTTTTTTGCGCATGTAGGAATGATTCAAACCACGCTTGCTGGTTCGTATATGTTGGGTCTGTCTAAATTCTGTTCTAATAAACATATACGTATTTACATTAAGATTATAAAATGCTTTTGATAAATACCATATCTAGGGCCACTATGATCACCATTTCCCAGTCAGCAAAGACAAAAATCAAAGATCTTCTCTATGAAGAAGGTAATCCAAACTTATCATTACGTACTTTCGTACAAGGTGGGGGCTGTAGCGGATTTAGCTATGGATTCACTTTTGATGAGGTAACAAACGAAGATGATTTTGAAATCCCCTTAGACGAGTTCCGAGTACTTGTAGACAGCATGAGTATGCAGTATCTGCAAGGTGCAGAGATAGATTTTAAAGAAGATTTACAAGGTAGTCAATTCAGCATAAAGAATCCAAACGCAACTACAACTTGCGGATGCGGTTCTAGCTTTGGAGTTTAATAAATGTCACAATTAATAGTCAATGTAGGTATCCAAGGTAACGACGGTACAGGCGATAGTATTCGCGAAAGTTTTACTAAAATTAATGAAAACTTTACCGAATTGTACGCAGTGTTCGGAGAAGGCGGCCAGATTAAGTTTGGTAACTTGGCTGACTCACCAGGTACACAAGCATATTCAATTACTAATATTGCATCCACTGGATCACAGGTTACTATTACATTCAATAATCCTAGCTTATCGCTGATTCCGTTTACCACTGGTCAGAACGTAGTTATTGCTGGCTGTAGTCCAAGCATCTATAATGGAACTTATGTTGTAACCGGAAGAACAACATCTACTGTAACTTATACAAGTTCAGCAACCGGAGTGGCAACTACTAAAGGATCTATATCAAATCCTTCGTATCAGGCTAACCAGGTCATTATGGCCAACACAACTGGTAGCGGTTTAACTGCTAGGACAGTAAGAGGTGGCCAGAATATAACCATTACCACTACTAATAATAGCGAAGTACTAATTTCTTCTACAACAGGACAATTGGTCAATGATGCAAGTCCGACCCTATCCTACTATATGAACGCCAACGGCTTTAACATCGGCCGTTTAGCAGACCCAAGCCAAACCGAAGTGGATCGATTTAATGCTATTTACGGAACATTAAACCCTCCATTAAGAACTACTTTAGATCAGATGGCTGTTACTGTTGGCTATGCGAAGGCTAATTTTTTAAGTATTAACTCTATCACAGGTACTGTTGCCAGTGCGTTAAAAGTACGCGGAGAGCCTACCACTCCTCAAATTGATGATGTAGATTACGATCCAACATTGCAGGGAAATTATGTAGCGACTGAAGCTATCCAACGTAAACATGCTGTTCGCCGAGACGGTGACAATATGACTGGTGCCTTGACACTATACGATCATCCATCACCATTGCAAGGCTACGGCACACCTAACGGTACTGATGACTTGCAGGCCGCTACTAAGTTTTATGTAGATAATAGTACATACTACAGCGGAGTAAACTTGTATGTTAGTGCAACAAAGGGTGACGACTTACAAAGAAATACACCAATAGGTCGAGAAGGTCGTGCATGGCAATATGCTTATAAGTCAGTCGGAGCGGCGGCCTTAAGAGCCCAAACACTAGTTAGCCTTGCTAGTTTAGAACCAGGTCCATATCGTCAAACAATTGCATATACTGTAGGTTCAAGCCAATATAAAAGTACTGTACAAAGTGTAACACTAACTGGCGGTAACAGTAGCAATACCGACTACATGAATCTAACTAATTTGTTAGAATCTAATAAAGCATTTATTCAAGCTGAAACTATTGCATATTTGAATAAGAAATACGTAAACACGTTTACATTCGACGAGGCTGTTTATCGCACATTTATTGGAGACATACTATCAGGCGTAGCATATGATTTAGTATTTTCTAACGGGGTTGGAATTTCTAACTATAATGTAACTACACAAGCAAGTTTACTGTTTAATACAAACAATGCTAATCTTACAGAAAATCAATTAATTCAAGTTATCGATGCTATTAATTATGCACGTGATCAAATCTTAGGATTTGCTTATAGTGTTAGTTCAACACAGGTGTATGTTACACAAGTATTAAAAGCGATATGTTACGATCTAGTCTTTGGATCTAACTATCAAAGCATACAAGTAGGACTTGCATTTTCTACTGCCGGCACACAACTAAGTGCAACTGAGATTGTAGGTGCGTTACAAGAAATAGCCGCAGTAGTAGCACGTACTGCCAGCTGGAATCAAAACCTAGTTAGTGCTCCAAGTGCTGTGGCGTTTGTGCAAGCGGCAATTACTAATGTATGTAGCATCATTCAAACTAGCGAAGTACCGACTCCAAAGTTTCCACTATTAAGTTCAACTACTGTTGGCAAAGAATCTGCTTTGAATTTGATTGTAAACAATATACCGTTTATTCAGGCAGAGTTGATTGCCTACATTACTGCTAACTATCCAGGTCTTTCTTACGACAGGGTTGCCTATGAAAGAGACATAAAATATGTGTTGTGGAGTCTTGCGTACGACATGTTGTATGGTGGTAACAGTCAGACTGTATACTACGGTTTAAAATATTGGGATTCGGCATACAACAATTCAGTATTGTCTTCTAACCCTGCACTCTTCTGGGAAGATGTGTATGGTTATCTTGGATCACTTGTTAGTTCAGTTATCCAAAACTTGCCGCCGGCAGTTCTTTATCAGACAAGTGTTATTCAATATTTGAATACCACCTATGTACAAGGTAACACACAGTCATCTGGATTAGCTTCGAACATTTCTAGCTTTATTAGTATCATTGGAAGTGTAGGTACACAGACTCCTGCACCTCTTAATTTAATCGGTGAACCGGGCACTGTTACAACTTATTATCGAATAAACACTACATCAATCTCTGCTAGTGGCGGAACAGCCACCATAGTATTCACTGCACAACCTCGAGTTCAATTCCCAGTAGGAAGCACGATTACTGTTGCTGGATTTAGCCCTGCTACAACAGTTGGTAGTGGTGGTGGATCTCCTATCAACGGTGTTAAAACTGTAACAGCTTGTACATCAACTTCTGTCAGTTTTGCCATATCAGGAAATTATGTTCCTACAACTTTAGGTACAATATCTAGTACAACTACTATCGCAGTTACCTATCCAACAGTTACCAATGGCGGTGCGTTGCTTCAAACTATTAGAGGCGAGATTTTAGGTCAGA